GTCAGGTGCTTTTTTATGCCCATAGACAAACAGAGGAGAACCAGCGAAAGCTGACCCGATCACTTGTCGAACAATAGTGTTCGATGATCGATCCCTTTTGGGACAACCGAGGAGCGAACGTACAATCAGTACGGTATATCGCCGTATTAAACCTCAATTCTCATACTCTCATGGCTGGTGCAATATTCTCACTACCTCCCCATTACGAGACAGCGTTCGACGACATTTGGCGTGAAATCATGGCCCAACAAGTCGATCACCGTCTCGCAGGGATGTACACTTCAGACAATGTAAATGGTAACCAAAAGAGATACGATCAAATCGGTGATCAATCTTACGCTCTGCGTCAGATCACTGCTCGTGCTCAAAAAAGTGAACCATCTGACATTCCTACGTTCTTCCGTTGGGTGCGTCCTCGCCCTTACGATAAGACCACTTGGATTGACTACTTTGATCATATCCTTCTCGGTCAGCTACCTGACCCACAGTCTCCAACAGCAAAGCAACACGCTATTGCTGCTAACAGACAGAAGGATATCATTCTTATCAATGCTCTATTAGGCACAAACTATACTGGTGCTCAAGGAACAACAGCTACAACGCTGCCTTCTTCACAGCAAGTTGGTGTTACTTATGGATCAGGCTCTGCAAACTCAGGTCTGCAACTCGCTAAATTAACTCAGACATCCTACGTTATGGATGCTAATGATGTTAAAGAAGAGGGTCGTGTATTTGTTTATTCTGCAAAGCAATTAAACAACTTAATCACAAATGTTGATCAAGTTAATAGCGTACTTTATAACGACGTGCGTGCTCTACGTGACGGTATGATCCGTGACTTCATGGGCTTCCATTTCGTTCGTACTCAGTTGGTTCCTTACCAAGCTGGTTCAACAACAATCCGTACCTGCGTAGCTTACCAAAAAGATTTCTTAATCATGGGTATAGGCGAAGATGTACGTACTCACATCGATATTCTTCCAATGCAATCTCATGCAATTCAAGTGCGTACTGCACTTTTAATGGATGCGACTCGCCTAGAAGAAAAGGGTGTCGTCCAAGTCAATTGCGACGAATCAGTTTAACCCTTAACATAGGAGACAACTAACATGGCTATCTATTATACAGACGTAGCGTCTAATCAAATTCAAGGGGTTAACTTCCCAGGCCAAGCAGGTCAGACAATGATGACCCCTCAGCCAGGCGTACAGAATAATCCTATTCTTGAAGGTCCAGGCAAAATTACCGCAACATATACATGGACAGGTAATGAAGCACAATACGACCTAATCAACATTGCTATCATACCTTCTGGTGCAATGATTGATCCTAACGGACGTGTTTCCAGTGGCACAACAGCCCCTGCAACAACATTAACGTTAGCTATCGGTGATAACGATCAAGGCTTGGCATCAAACCTGCCAATCCCAAATGGTCAAACAGCAGCTAATTCATTAACTGTTATCCAAGCACCAACTTGGGTTTCTGGTACTGTTTACGCAGTTGGTCAGATTGTATTGGACGCAACTTCAAGTCCTGCGAACCAAACATACACCTGTATCAAAGCTACAACTAGTTCACAGACGACAGCTCCACACTCGGATACAACATACTGGATCGCAAATTCAGTACGCTATTCGACAGCTATCAACTGTGCTGCTGCAAGCGGTAACGTATCTACAGCAACTGGTACAGCGTTATACGCTCCATACCTCGTGTCTGAAGATTGCTGGTTACAAGCACTAGTTGCTACTATTGGCAGTCCAGTTGCAGGAACAGTCAGTGTGTTCCGCTTCGAGATTGTTGATAACAACTAATTGGGTTAGTGGTTTGACGTAATTAAAACCTGCCCGATAGTTGCGTTGTGGCGACGTGACTATCGGGTTTTTTACTTTATATGTTTACAACATTATCACCTACGGACATTGCTAACCAAGCGTTATCAAGAATAGGAGCACAATCAATTGTCTCACTTACCGATCTAAGCAATCCGTCGGCGATTGTTTGTAATAACAATTTTCAGTTAGCGTTTGAAACAGTAGCTCGTGCTACTCGTTGGAATTGTTTACTTACTACTGCGGTATTAGTTCAAGTTCCACAAACTCCGCTTCCTTCTAATGGAGGAACACCTGCATCAATACCTTGGTCGCCTTATACTTCGTATGCAGCGAATGTTTATTTATCTTATGGCAACGCCATTTATACTACTGAGTACGCTTACACTTCGACAGGTAGTTTTACTAACGATCTTACAACTGGTGCTCTTGTTCAAGCCGACTACCCAGACTACAATGCCTTTGGAGGTTATCCTGATGGCTCAAGTTATCCTAGTGGCTGGCCTTATGCTTTCGCTTTACCTAACGATTTCATATTATTGGATACAGTAAATGATGGATCAAGCAGTGAAACTTATGGTAATATGAACTCAGATGAGTATGAAATTAATGGTCAATTAATTTATACAAACACATCAACTACTTCAATTAAGTACGTTTCAAATAATCAAGATACTACTCGTTGGGACCCTTTGTTTATAGATTGCGTAACCTATAAATTAGCTTCACAGATTTCTACATCACTTCGTCAAGATGGCGGTAAAATTGAACAAGCAATGCTTGCAATATATCAAAGAGCTTTATCTCAAGCTATGACCAAAAACGCTGGCGAAAGATTACCAGTACGTTTTACTCCTGTAAATTCTTCACGTTTCGTTGCAGCACGTTGGTATTTCATCAATGGCTAAATCAATTGACAGCCAAATTAGTTTTTCTGGTGGTGAGTTTAGTCCAAGACTAGACGCACGAGTTGACCAAGAAAAATACCGTTCAGCAGGACGGCAATTGCTAAACATGATCCCTTACAAGCAGGGACCATTAACACGCAGACCTGGCACTCAATACATAGCAGCAGCAAAACTAAAAAATGGTTATAGTACCTCGTATGGCGTAAGACTTGTTAAGTTTATATACAGTCCTACAACTACTTTTATTTTAGAATTAGGTAACAATTACATTCGTTTTTATAGTAATGGTCAGCAAATCCAAGTAGGCGGTAATCCAGTAGAAGTAAGTACACCTTATAGTGCAGAATATATTACGGCAAACGTAAATAAATTTGCTACTGATATATGGCAAGTAAACTACTGTCAGATAAATGACGTGATGTATTTCACTAGTCCTAAATATCCAGTTTATAAACTTACACGAATTTCAGATACAAATTGGACGTTTGCACAAGTACAATTCATTACTCCTGCTTTATTAGATCAGAACGCTACAGAAATTAGTATATCAGCAACATCTAATTTTGGTAAGGTAGGGCTTGCTGCTACTGCTCCTGCATGGGTAGCGAATAACTTTTACGCAATTGGTAATTCAGTACAAATAGGTAGCGTACTTTATAATTGCATTACAGCTCATATAAGTGGCAGTTCGTTTAATTCTACTTATTGGAAATCACAGACTATATTTCAACCAACGCATTTAAACTCTTATTGGCAGTTAGCTACGTTGCGTAGTTCTGCATCAGTTGAAATAGATGCACCAAATCCTTCATCGGCATTTCCTTATGGTGCAAGTGGATATTCTAATCAGATACAAATTTACGGAAATTGGGAATGTCATACTTATGGCGTATGGAACGCTTCTTTTGATATTGAGCGTTCAATAGATGGTGGTTCTACATGGACTGCAATTAGGACTATTTCTGGTCAATCTGATCGTAACGTAGATATTACAGGTACAGCTAGTCAAAGTGCATTATTCAGAATACACGTTAATACTTCTACATCTCCATCTACGGCTGGTGCTACTGCTCCACGTATCGTATTGGAAGCAGTAGATGGTTTCTTATATGGACTGGTACAAATTTGTACTCCTGATGCTTGGAATAGTTCAGTAAGTTATATTCCTAACATGCAAGTTACGTATAGTGGCGTAACGTATTATTGTATTCTTGCAGTTAATAGTGCTACTAATCCAGCTACTGATACTACGCATTGGGCTGTTAATGATAGCAATCATGCTTGTGCTAATGTCATACAACAACTTTACAACAACGCTCCTTTAGCTACTGCTTGGGTAAGCGGAACAGGAGTTTATCATGCTGGAGATATTGTAAGCTATGAAGAAGAAAACTATACCTGCATACTTGCAATCTCAGGTGGATCAACGCCCCCACCGCAAAATACTGGCAACTGGTCCCCTACTGGACCGAACACCCTTTATTGGTCAGAAGGAGCTTGGTCAGACTACCGTGGATATCCGCAAGCAATCACCTCTTATCAACAGAGGGTTATATACGCCTCGTCTGCCTACGAACCTCAACGTATATGGGGTACAGTCACCAACGACATCGAAAACTTTGCTTTAGGTGATCAAACTTTAGCTACAGATTCTTTTGCATTTGATCTAAACGCAGTTGGTCGTGGACCAATTGTTTGGATGTGTGCTCAAAATAACCTTATAGCAGGGTTCTCTGGTGCTGAATGGGTAGTCTCAGGTAGTGCTGCAACCACAGGTGGTAGCATTGGTGGTAGCATAAGCCCAACATCTATACAGGCAGTTGAACACTCTACTTATGGTTCTATCTTTGGTGTTACACCATTAGTTGTAGGCGATGGCATAATATTTACTCAACGTCAGGCTAATCAAATCAGGCAGATGATGTTCTCAGTTTATACTGAGAAATACATGAGCCAAAGCCTAACAACCTATAGTGGTCATTTATTTAACTCAGGAATCGTTCAATTAGACTACCAGCAGCAATGGCATGGTCAGCCAGAGATTTGGGCTGTAACGCAACAAGGACAGCTTTGTGGCATGACCTACGAAATGGATCAGAACATATTTGGTTGGCATAACCATACTACTGGAGCTAATACTAGTACTCCTGATAGTAATTACCCAGACGTAGGTTTTGAATCCGTATCTACTTTATTTGGTAACGGTAAAAACGATGACGAAGTATGGGTGGTAGCAAATCGATACGTCAGCCCTCCTATATGGTATTATGGCAATACTTATGCCGTAAATGACATGGTTTGGTCGGCTAATAATACGTATATATGTATAGCTGCTGTAACCAGTTCTACTTTACCAGGAGCAGATCCCACGCACTGGCAATTAGCTCCTTGGCAAACAATACCTGTAAGATCTATTGAAAGGTTCAATCCTAACAACTGGGAACAAACATTTACAGCAGCTCCAAATCCACCACAGGCTATTGTTAAAAATGCTTATTATGTAGATAGCGGATTTACCGTAACAGGTATAACTTCTGGCCCATCTCTTGTTGGTGTAACTTTATCTAACCTTAATAACTTAGCAGGACGTTGGGTAGTTGGTTTGGCAGATGGTAATGCTTTTGGACCTGTACAGGTTGGTTATACAGATACGGATTATGGTACAGTAGTTATACCTTCTGGATACCCACCAGCAGCTCCTTTATGGCAGTCTGGTTTCCCTTATTCTACTGGAATACAAGTAAGTTGGGGTACTGGATCAGGATTAGGCAATTATGAAGCGTTGCATGACATTCCAGCAGGTACTACAACGCCTCCATCATCAGACCCAACAAACTGGAAATTAGTTAATTATGTTGGACCAAACATAGTACAAGTTGGGCTTCCTATTACTTATTCTGCTCAAGCTATGCGTTACGACTCAGATCAACGTGTAGGCAATACACAAAGCCTTATAAAGCAGATCTCAGACGTATTTATTAGAGTTTATAACTCTTGTGGTGGTTTAATAGCTAATAAGTATCCAGCACCTAATACTTGGGTTTCTGGTACAACTTATGGTAAAGGAAGCCAAGTAAGTTACTTTGGTTATAATTATCAGGCTGTAGCTACAGTATATACAGATATTGTACCTCCTTCCAACGATCCTACTAATTGGAGACTAATAGGTGGTGCTCCTTACCAACCTGTACCTATACCTTACGTACCTACAGGTAACCCTTTAAACGGTGATCCTACACAACAAGCACAAGGATTATTAGTAACTATACCTACAGACATACGTGTTACCCCTCAATTAAACCTTACTCCTGATACCGATCCTATAATAATAGTTACAGGTAGTGACGCATTGCCGTTGACCGTATTGGCACTTATTATTAAGTACGATGTAATAGCAACGCCATGACCATTAGATCTTACAGTTCAGAAGATTATAACATGATCTGTTCATGGATGGAACGTCATGGAGCTACGGTAATACCACCAGAAGTTTTTTTACCTGCAACTGGTGCTATTGCTGAAGTTGATGGTAATCCAATAGCAGTCAGTTTTCTTTACTGTGTCATTGGTGGCATATCTATAATAGAATTTACTACAACTAATCCAATGTTTAAATTATCTAAAGATTTGGTTAAAGCAGTAAAAGCACTTTATGCACATTTAGAGAAAATGGCATGGGACAATGGTAGTCCCTGCATATTATCATTTGTTAAGCCTAATTCAGGAGAAGCTAGAATAATGGCTAAAACAGGATATAAAGATCTTCAAGGTGAACCTCATGTAACTTACGGAAAGGCTTTTTCATGCCAATGGCTCTAGCAGCAACCGCTTTGGTTGCAACAGGCGTATCAGCTTACGGTCAATACAAAGCTGGCAGATCTGCTGCTGATGTATCTGAAGCTACTGCACGATATAATTCTAATGTAGATAAAGTACAGGCACAACAGCTTGATTACAACACGCTGCAAAACATTAGAACTCAAAGACAAGAAGGTAATGTTTATTTATCTAAACAAGCTGCTTCTTACGCAAGTGCTGGTGTTTTAGCTAATAGTGGATCTGCACTTCATGCACAAATTACCACTGCTGGTCGTTTAGAACAACAAGCACAGCAAATGTATTTAGATTCACAACAAAAACAACAACAACTCTATAGTGCTGCTGCTATAGGAGTAGCTGAAGGTGAAGCACAAGCATACGCTGATAGAACTGCTGCAAATATAGCTTTAATCGATGGTGGTGCTAAAATGGCTAGTATGTTAGCACAAGACATACAATCGGGAACATTTGGCGGTAAAGGATAATTTATGGCTTTAGAAATAGTACAAGGCACTGAAGTACAAACGCAAGCTACAGGGGTTAAAATTGACCCAAGGGCTTTTCGTGAAGCTGCTATGGCTCCTGGTCGCCTTGTTAGTGCTTTAGGTCAAGATGCTGCTGGTGTATTTCAGCAAGTTTCTGAATCAATGTCTAAAGTTTCTACTACAAAACACGTATTTGATTTTACAAATATGTTGGATACGGCGAAAACAGATTTTGATGGTAATTTAATAACTATCCAAGACGGTAAACAATTTAAAACTGAATTTGACAAATACGCTCAAGATAAAATAAATGCTTATTTTAAGGATCATCCAGATCTGAGTCCTTTTGATAGAAGATTATTGATGCAAAAAGGCGATGCTTGGAAAAATCAATTATCTTCAGAATATAACACTAGAGGATTAATAAAATTTAGTAATGATACTATTGAATCTGGTATTAAAAGTTCAGTTAAATTAGCTAATACATATTCAGATAATAGAGATGAAGGAATTAAAAGAGCATCAGCACCGTTGATGCAATTATATAACGATAAATTGTTATCGCAACAGCAGTTGCAAGACCATTTAGATAAAATTCCGCAAGTTGTAGATGAGTCTAGATTTGAACACGCATTAAGAATAAATGCTAATCAGGCACAAATAGAAATTAATGACCCATCGGTAGATAAAGATGGTAATTATATAAATTATCCAGCAATTAAAGGTGGTGCTAGAGAAAGTGCAGCAAGTCAGGCACAAGCTAGAGCTAATGCACAAACTAAAAAAGCAAATATAGAGGTAACTGATAGTATTGATCAGTGGTTAAGAAATCCTCAAGGTCCTGCACCATTTACACCTGAATCATTAAAATCAAAATATGTTGATACACATATTATGACACAGTCTGCTGCTAATGGTTATATGGATTTAATTAATGGTAGAGTAGATCCAGAAGAAATAAATAAAAGAACTCAATTTTTTTATAATGGTATTAGAAAAATACCTCGTGGTCTTACCGATTCACAATTAGTAGCTAAAGAAATTCAATTAGATCAAAATGGTGAATTTAATAGTTTATCAGCACCAGTAAAAGCTGATCTCAAAAGATTATTGAATAGCAGAAAAACAAGTCCAGTACTTAAACAACCTTGGCAAAATGATATTTTAAGCGAAATTAAAAGTGCTTCAAATACTGGTACTGCTGTTGCTCCATCTTTTGCTACAGAAGAAGATGCAAAAACAGGTTCAACCCTTGAAGGGTTAAAAACAATTAAAGTAAAAAAATGGAGTGCTGTATCTGGTGGTATAGATGCAATGCGTGATCCTAAAAAAATTCCAGACGATGAATTAGTAAAAGATTTTGGTATAGAATTAAAACAAGCTCCTAAGTTTAGAGCACAAATGGTGCAATTAATGGAAGAATCACGAGATGATATGACAGAAGCTGCTCGTGATTACATGATTGATAATCCAGATGCAGACGTAAAAAAAGTAAGAGATTACGTGCATAGTTTAGAAGCAGATAAAATTTACGATGCAGTGAGTAATCTTTTAGTTCCAAAACAAAAATACTTACAAGAACAAGAAAAACCTGCACAACAAAAGGGTAAATCTATTGTAAAAGATAAATCTTTTGAAGAAGGTGCTCTTTATAAATTTGCAAATGGAGTTCAAAAACGTTGGGTTAATGGTGAATGGGTAAACCCTTAATTTATGGCTTTTGATCCTACAACGGCTACTACACAGCCTACTGGGCAAGAAATGGAGTTTGATCCATCAACTGCCGTAAAAGTTGAAGAACCTAAAAAACCGCAAATTAGTAAACCTGCGGATACGCAAGAATTTGATCCATCAACTGCGGTAAAGGTTGAAGAACCTAAAGAGCAAGATACTACATGGAATGATATTTATGGTGGTCGTTATACACCACAGCAAAAACTTATTTTAGATAAAATAAAAGATCCAGAGGAAAAGAATAAAGTAGTTAATCAATCTTTTGCTCAATATTTGATGCCAGAATTGTCTAATGATGTAATAAGACAAAATTGGCCTTCTGTTAGGTCTGCTATTGGTAAATCTAAACTTAAATTATCAGACGAAGAATTAAAAAATTTAAGTGATACTAAATTAGCTAATGAAATAAATAATTCTTTAGTTACAGAAAAAAGTGGTGAAATTAAACCATTTAGTTGGCCTAAGGCATTATTATCAATTCCTGCTAATGTTGCTTATCAAACACAACATAGTATGTTTTGGAAAGGGTTTAACAAACCCTCAATAGAAATAAAAAAAGCAACGGCAAAAGATATTAAAATTTTGCCAGATCAAGTTCCAGAAGAATATTCAAGTGATAGTGCAGCTTGGATTGCTACACCTGCTATAGCAGCAGGTGTTTATAATACTGTTTCAGGTATAATTGAAGGAAGTTCTAGTTTAAGAGGTATATTGGAAACTTTTGCTTTAGGTTCATTAGGTAAGTTAAAACAAGGTGTACAAGTTGCAGCAGAATCTAGTAAAGCTGCCAGTGAATCTTTGGCTATTGCACAAGCGGAAAGAGCTGCACCAGAAGTTATAGCTGAAGCTGCTACTAATATAGCAAATGCACAACAAAAGTTTGATATAACTAAAAAGCTATTATTAGGCACAAATGCTTATTTTGTAGCTACTATGGGTAAAACTGCTTATGATCTAGACAAAAATATAATATCTACAGTAAAAGATCCTAATGTTCCAACAGAAGATAAAATATCAGCAGTTAGTTCAGCACTTTTAGGAACAGTAGCTGCAACCGCTACAGTTTTAGATGGTGCTTTAAATTACATAGATGTTGGTAGGGCTACTAAATTTGCTAATGAATCCTATGGTTTAAAAGCTTCTGAATTGGCAACAAAAGCTATGCAAGAATCAATGTTATCTGCTACGGTAGATGAACAAGCAGCATGGCAAAACGTAGCTGATCATTATGATGAATTACAACACTTTGAAAATGGCCCAGAAACTTGGCCTTCTCGTGGTGATCTTGGAGGTATAAAAACTAATACAGAATCATTTGATGATTTATTGCCAGAAAATGAACAACCAAAACCAATAATAGATAGACCATTAACTGCACTTGAAAAAAGATACGATGGTACTGCATTAAAAAATGCAGTTGGTGAATTAGAAAGATTAGACGCATCAGGTGAAAAGTTTACACCTGCTGAAGAACGTGCAATGGCTCCACGCTGGATACAAGCAGGAGAAGTTTTATCAAAAGATCCTAATGCAGGTGCGGTATTAACAGAAAGATTAAAAGATAATCCTAATATTGGTTTATCTGATGATCAATCTGCTTTACTTTTAAGACACAAAGTACAACTCAAAAATGCGTTAAACACGCAAATAGAAGTAGTAAATGATTTAAGCAAGACTCCAGAAGAACGTGCTTTTGCTGCTAACGAAGCATATAAACTTAGTGATCAATTAGTTGAACTTCTTGATGCTGTAAAACGTCGTGGTACTGAATGGGGTCGTGAAGGTAGATGGAGACAAGCATTAGCTCAAGAAGATTACACTTTTGCCACACAATCTACATTATTACGTGCTGCAAAAAAAGGTGCAGAATTAACATCAGAAGAAGTAGAAACTTTAGCTAAACAAACATCAGAATTACAACAAGCACAGGCTGAATACGAATCATCTGCTAGAGCTGATTTAAAGCAAACCCCAGAAGATACAGTACAAAAGTTTGTTGAAGAAAATAAAGCTACTAAAAAGAAAAATCCTAAAACAAGCAGGACTGAAGCATTACGTAAAAGATTATCTGAAACGGCAGAAAAGTCTCGTGCAGCATTAGATGAAATTAAAAAAGGTGGTCGATTATTTGATATACAAGGAGTAGGACCAGAAGCAGCTTATCACGTTGCAGTAATAGGTGCTGATAAAATTTATTCTACAGGTTTAGATTTTGTTAAGTGGTCTGGTGAAATGATTAAAGAGTTTGGTGAAAACATTAAACCGTTTTTAAACAAATTCTGGGAAGATTCTAAGTCTAAATATTTTGTAGAGCATAGAGAAGCAGCAACTGAATTGTTAGCAAACGCACATGAAGTTGGTGATTTATCAACTATTGGAAGTATAGCTAAAGAACTAGCTTTAGGCTTTGTTGCACAAGGAGAAGATAATGCTAAAAATTTAATTAAATCTGTATTTGATGAGTTAAAAAAGGGCGTACCTAATATAACAGAACGTCAAACAGCAGAAGCTATTTCTGGTTACGGAAAATATCGCAAATTAAGTAAAAATGAAATTGTTGCCAAATTAAGAGATTTACAAGCACAACAACGTTTACAACTTTCTTTAGAAGATATTAAGGCTGGTAAAGCACCACCAAGACAAGGTTATGAAAGACGTGTACCTTCTGAAGAAGAGAAGTCATTAGCACAGCAAGTTAAAGCTGCTCGTGAAGAAGCTGGAATGGTTGTTAAAAAGAAAACCAAAGCAGCAGTAGATAAATTTAAAACTTTAGAAACGTCATTAAGTAAAAAAATTAATGAGTTAACTAAACAGTTTGAAACTGGTATTAAACCAGAAGGTAAACCAGCAGTTGAAGTACCTCAAAAAATACAAGATCTTAGAGATTTACGTGATCGTATTTCTTCAACGATAAAAGATCTTGAACCTGTTGAACCATCAGAAGCAAAAGTTGTAACTCCAGAAAAAGAATTACAAAGCAAAATAAAGGCATTAGATACTTCAATTTCTAAATTAGAAAGTGAATTACAAGAAGGTAAAATAAAACCAGATGAAAAAGAGCCTTCCAAAGTAACAAGCCCTGAATTAGAGGAAAAACAAAAGTATTATCAAAGCCTTAAAGATTTTAGACAAGAATTACGTGATATAGAAGAACCTGAAATATCACCAGAGCAGCGTGCATTGGAAGCACAAAAAGCACGTTTAGAAGAACAAATTGAAAAACGTAAAGCTGTTTTAGAAGCAGGTGCTCCTAAAGCAGAAAGACCAGTTGATAGACCTGCTGTTGAAGAAATAGAAAAAGCTAAACAAGAGTTAGAGGCAATTAATAAACAAATTGCTGAACTTAGAAAACCAAAACCAGAACCTGTAGTAGAAAAAACTCCAGAAGAAAGACTAAACGAAAAGCGTCAAAAGTATTTAAAAAAGCAAATAGATGATTTACAGCGTCAAATAGATACCAGAGTAAAAGATGCTAATACTAAGACATCACCTAGTTACAATGCAGACACAGAAGCATTACAAGCAGAACGTGATCAACTAAAAGCAAAATTCGACGAGATATTCAAGAAACCAGATTTAACAGACTTACAAAGAGAAAATCGTTATAACACATTTTTAGATAGTAAAATTAAACAATTAGAAGAAAAAATCAGGAATAATGATTTTGAACCTGATGCTAAAAAAGAACCTTTAAAACTTAGTAAGGAAACGCTAAAGAAAAAAGCTAAGGTAGGTGAGTTACAAACAAATATTTTACTTAATCGTGAAAAAGCACGTATAGCTTCACAAGGCAAAGCGGTAAGAGCATTAAAACAAGCTAGTGATATTGTTAGAGCATCTGCTTTAACAGGTATTGGTATATTTGGTAAATTATTTTCGTTTAGCGTAGGTCGATTAGTTGAATTTGGTGCTTCTGAATTAGGTGGAATAATTTTAAATCAAACACCTGGTTTAAGAGATTTGATGGCTGCTGCTAAATTAGAAACAGGTAACGAAATCAAAGCATTATCAACTTATTATACTAAATTTGCTACTGAAGGTTTTTCAGAAGCATGGAGCATTTTAAAAAATAAAGGTATAGGTAAACTTGATTTAGAATTAGGTAAACCCATAGAAAATGCTGCACCAGTTAAATGGTATGATTATTTTGGTATTGCTCACAAGGCAGCAAAAGCACCTGAGTTTGTTGCACAATTTAATGTAAATTTAGATCGTGGATTTGCTGACGCAATTTCAAGAGATATGGATTTATCTGATGAATTAGTACAAGGTGCTATTAGAAAACAGGCATACGAAGATGCAGCCAGTGCAGTATTGAAAGAAAACAATAGATTTGCTAACTGGATTAAACAAATTGAGTTTGATGCACTTGAGAAAAAACCTGATTTAACACCAGACGAATTAGCATTATATGTAGTTGGTACAGGTGTTAAAGTTTTCTTAACTAAAGGTATTGTACGTGCGTCAGCAAACTATGTAACACAAGCTATTGAACGCAGTCCTTATTATTTAGGAACTGTTGGTTTAACTAAAACAGTTGCTGCTTATAGAGCTGGATTAGAAAACTTACCACCAGCAGCAGTTAATTCTATAGCTAAAATGTGGAAAGTTGGCCTTGTTGGTAGCGGTTTTTTTGTAGGTGGATTTTTAGATGCTATGTTTAATCCACCAGAAAAACGTATTGCTGGTGGTTATTATCAACCTGGAAAACGTGACCCTAAAGATGTTCCATTTGGACAATTAAGAATTAATGGAGTTGTTATACCTCATGTTGCAGGTCACAATCTTTTATCTGAAGAATGGCAAATGGGTAATACGTTTTATCGTGTAGCTTTTGAAAAATATCGTAATGCTAAATTTAAAGATCAAGATGAAATTACTAATGTAGCTTCTGGCATAGCAGCAAGTTTAGCTGGATTAGCAATTCAAGGTCCATTAGCTGGTCCTGGTTACAGAATTGCTGAAGATATAAGTCGTGCTCAATATAACAAATTAGTACAAGATGAAATAGCTAGTTTAGTTCCTACAATATCTGCACAAATAGCACGTAATCTTGATCCAAAGACTGGTAAATTTACATTATGGGGTGAAACTAATCTTCGTGATCCTAAAGGTATTCCACAAGCAGTAGAACAAGAAATACCTTTTGCACGTCAGCTTGTTCCATTGAAGAAAAAGAAAACTACTGGTTATGAATCTTATCCAACACAATGAGTAACTCATTTCCAGAAGAAATAGAATACAACATGGACCCTGCCGAAACAGGGCGTAGTGGCTGCTTATTGCCTAACATAGACGATGATTCGTCAGGAGACCCAGATTACGATGAAGCGACGGATTAAAGCAGCAGCAGTTAAAGACGCTAATGGTGTACTACATACCGCACGTATGCATGATGATACTGGCGTTGAGGGTAAGCGTGGCTTTCTCTTAAACGACGGATCATTTGTAGATCGTTATGAAGGTATGAAAGTCGCTCGTGAATCTGGTCAACTTATGGACGATGAAGGTCGTGAGGATTTACATAGTCGAATGACTATGATGGATGATTACCCAGAAGATACAGGTGATACTGATGATACTACGAAGGATGATGATGTTTCTACAAAGACTGTTTTGTTTGTTTGTAATCCGCTTTTCGTAGATATGGCTACACGTCTTGCACGAGACTTTAAAAAAGTCTATTTGTACGTTCCTGTAAGCGGTTCATTCCCTACAATGAATCATGGCATGGTAGGTTATGGTTTAGAAGATATAGAGTTAGTAGATAATATGTGGGAAAAGTACGATGAAATAGATTTGTACGTGTTTCCAGATTTAGGTCATGCAGCTTTACAGGTACAACTTGAAAAGATGGGTAAGCGTGTATGGGGTGCACGCTACGGTGAGGAGCTAGAAGTTTACCGTGATGTTACTAAAGAGCTAATGGAAAAAGAAGGTTTGCCAGTACAACCTTGGAAAATGATGACTGGCATGAAAGCCTTGCGTGAGTATTTACAAGCACACGAGAACCAGCACGTTAAGATAAACAAATGGCGTGGCGTAACAGAATCTTTCTTTGCACCACGTTACGATATAGTAGCACCAAAGTTAGATGAAATAGCAGCCAAGCTAGGTGCGTTTCAAGAAGTGCTAGAATTTATAGTAGAAGATGATTTACCAGATTGCGTAGAAGTTGGCTTAGACTGCTATTGTATAGACGGTAAATACCCTAAGAACACGTTATGTGGTATAGAAGTAAAAGACTTAGGCTACGTAGGCGAAATGATGCCATATAAATCTATACCAGAACCCATTACACGTTGGACTAACACAATGGCAAAGTACATGGGGCGTGCAGGTTACAGAGGCTTTCTTAGCAACGAGATACGTATAGGTAAGGATAAAGAGCCTTACATGATAGACGCTACTTGTCGTGCTCCTTGTCCACCTAATGAACTGTATTGCGAACTTTATACCAACCTATCAGAAATTATTTGGCATGGATCTAATGGCGTTGTGGTTGAGCCTATACCAGCAGGTAAGTTTGGCGTAGAAGTAATACTTAAATCTGCATGGGCTGAAAAGAACTGGCAGCAGATTAGTTTTGATCCTAAGTATCGCAGAAACATCAAGTTATTTAACGCTGTAAAAGTAAATAATAATTATTACATTGTACCACAAGATGACGAAATGATAGAGATTGGTGCAGTCGTAGGATGGGGAGATACGTTAGAAGATGCTATTGAAATGGTTAAAGAAGCAGGTGAAACCATAGAAGGTTACGGTATAAAGTTTAACGTAGGTCCTGTAGAAATGGCTAAACAACAAATAGCCAAAATTGAAGAATACGGCGTTTCACCATTTTCCATTGAATCCGAAAAAGAACAATCTTAACTAACACCATGAAAGTTTTACGTTACCTAATACCTTTGGTTGTATTTGTAGTGCAAGCCTGTGCTACTATAACCAACACCAATGATGTCGCTGGCCCATACATAATGACAAGTTTGTCATCAGGTAATCCTGTGTACTTTCCAAGTGGCATACCATTTCAGCAATCTAGCGATTTACTTCTTGTTGACGTAGGTCAATCAAGTGCTCCTAGATCACCTGCTGTTGTTCTATCACCAACTGGTGATTACACAGTTGCTGGCGGTGGTTACAATACAACCAACCAGATGCAAACAGGCACAATTAAAATGGTCTATGGTGGTACTAATGCCGTATTAGCTAATGATACTATTTACGTTCTTCACAATTCACCAGCTAACCAGCTTTCAGTATTTGCAAATAGCGGATATTTAACTGCAAGTATGATTGAGCAAGGCTTAGACAAGTCTGCTGTGTTAGCACAACAGGCATTGAATGGTAATGCTATAAGCCTTCATGTAGAATCATGGGAAACAAAAAATGCAGTACCTCCTAATCTTACAATGACATTAGCTGCTCGTGCAGGTAAATATTTAGGGTTTGATGCTAATGGTAACGTATCTTTTACAAGCAACACTGGTAACGGTGGTGGAGGTGGCGGTGGATCAGGTATCACTGCGGTCAATGGAACAACCAATCAGATTACAGCAATTACTACGGCTAATGTAGTTACATTATCCACTCCGCAAAACATAGATACAGGTGCAGCAGTGCAATTTGGTACTATAGGAATAGGTGCAGCTCCAACAGCAACATTTCCTGTTAATTTAACACCTACAGCTACAGCAGCTAGTAACAACTTAAAGGCTGTTAGATTGTCTCCATCTATGTACGCAATAGAAAACTCAGACACTCTTTATAATTTTATCCAAGGTGGTACTATCTATGGTGCAAGCTATACAGGTACAGTTTATCAAGGCATAACATTAGGCACTCCTACATTGGCGTCTGGGACTTTATCTTCGGCAGCAATGCTTTATATTTACAGTACGCCAAATGCTACAACTCGTTACGGCATATACCAAGCTGGAACTTCTGATAATAATTATTACGCAGCAAATTTAAATACTTTTAATAACAACATACAAGTTAACGGTACGTCAGGATTAAACGGTACAGTTACAATGCCTAGTGGTGCTATTACATTTACTACCACAGGACAAAATTTTGCTGACGGTTCAGTATTTACTACAGGTGTTAGTCCTGTTTTTACGTTTAATAGTTCTGCTACGTTTCAGGCTGCTACAGGTTATGTAGCGAGTTTTAGTGGAACAACTTATTACGCCAATAACCAGTATTATAATCCCACATTGTTTACAGGAACTAACGGTGGTATTTTATCGGTAAATGGTGCTACAGGTAAAGTTTCTCCTGTGGCTACATTAACAGGTCTTACATGGAATGGTACTACGACTCTATCTTTAGCTACTACTGCTGTAACGGCTGGAGCTTATACTAACGCTAACATAACGGTTGATGCTTATGGTCGTATTACATTAGCAGCTAACGGTTCTGGAGGAGGAGGTGGAGGTATATCCTCAGTTACAGGTACAACAAATCAAATTAATGCTGTAACAACATCTAATGCTGTTACTCTTTCTACTCCACAAAATATAGACACAGCAGCTAATGTTCAATTTGGTACAATGTCTCTTGGTTCTACACTTCCTTCTGGTGTTGGTGCTAACGTACAACCATCTGTAACATCTTATAGTAATGCTAACAAAGGTTTAAGAGTTGCTCCTACTATGACGGCTATAGCCAACGGAGATGTGTTTTACAATACTATCACTGGTGGAACATTATTTGGTGGTGCATATACTGGCCTTACTTATTATGGACTTACTCTTGGAGCACCTAGTATTTCTACAGGTAGCTTATCAGTAGCAGCAGAAATTTATATGCCAACAGGTCCAGCAGCTACGACTAAATATGGAATATATCAAACTGGTACGGAAGCTAATAGTTTTGCTGGTGCAGTTACTGTACCTAACTTTACAGCTACTGGTACAACTACTTTAGCCACAAGTCTTACAGGTTATCTTTACGGAACATCAGGCGTAGTAAGTGCTGTAACAACAATACCTACATCAGCTCTCTCTGGTACAATAAGTCTTACTTCGCAAGTAAGCGGTACGCTTCCTGTAGCAAACGGAGGAACAGGTGTTACCACTTCAACAGGCACAGGTTCAACTGTTTTGTCTGCTAGCCCTACGTTCACTGGAACATTAACAGCAGCCAACCTTACAGCCACAGGAACGACAACTTTAGCCACAAGTTTGTCAGGATATTTATCTGCATCGTCTGGTGTTGTTAGTGCATCTAGCACAATACCTACAACTGCTTTATCTGGAACTATAACTAACGCACAGCTTGCTAACTCTAGCATAACGATTGCTGGTACTTCTACGGCCCTAGGAGGCTCTATTTCGCAAGATACCATCACTGGCCTATCTACGACAGGGTTAGTCAAACGTACAGCAGCTAATACGCTTGCGATAGCTTCTAGCGGTACAGACTATGCTCCAGCTACATCAGGCACGTCATTACTGTATGGCAACGGATCTGGTGGATTTTCTAACGCTACAGTAGGTAGCTCTTTAACATTCTCATCAGGTGCTCTCAATACTGTACAAGGTATTACTACTACCTCTAACCCACAATTTGGCTCGCTAGGTATAGGTGCAGCAGCTTCTGGCACATCTGGAGACTTGTTTGTTAATAGCACGCTTGCTGTAGGTGCATCTACAATAGCAGGTGCTGGCGTTAATCTATCACCAAGCGTTACAGCTAGTGGTGGTAATGTTAAGTCTATACGTGTAGGTCCTACAATGACAGCAGCAGCTAATAGCGATCAGTTATATAACATCATAACTGGTGGTACTTTTGTTGGTGCTAGTTATACAGGTCTTAATTGGATAGGTATAGGTATTGGTGCTCCTACTATTAGCACAGGTACAATTACCAATGCTTACGGAATGTATATTTATAGTGGTCCTACGGCAACTAACTCATGGGGTTTATACCAAGCAAGTACTACAGCTAAAAATCACTTTGATGGTGCAATTGATGTAGCTTCTACAAATGTTGCTAAGACTAATCAAAACTTAACACCTGCCACATCTACTATTTCAGCATCAGCTATAGATTGGTCTTTATCAAATAGCTTCTATAAGACTCTGGGTGCTAATACTACATTTACATTTAGTAATGCAGTAGATGGTCAGGTGATTACTATCTGTCTTTTAAACACGACATCTAACTACACGGTGACATGGCCTACTATTAAATGGGCTGGTGGTACAGCTCCTACTATGACCACTGGTGCTAAGTACGACGTTTACACTATTTACTACAACGCAACGGTTGGTGCATACTTTGGTTCTTATGTTCAAAATTTCTGATTGGTTTAAGTTAATAGTCTGCACAGTTCTTTCCTCTGGAGTTGCC